ATATCCGCTAATATACTTGGATATTCATAATCATCTTTTATCTCTTCCATTAATTATCACTCCTTTATTACTAATCCTGCTTGAATTAAGTCTTGTACTTCATATTCTTGAGCATATCTTTTACTTATTTCAGTATAAACATAAATTATTCTATTTTTCTTATCTATATTATTTTCATGTATTCCATCTGTTTGAGATTTTATATAGTTGTCTGTATCTTCTTCATATCCAAATTCCCCTAATTCTTTTAAATCTGTTCCTGGTTTTATTTTTAACATCTTCTATTCCTCCACTTCTTCTACTGAAAGTTGCAGTATTTCATTTTTATTGTAATAATATGCTTTTGTTCCATTTGTTAATTTATTGAAATTATTTAGTAGAAATATTTCATATACTTTATCCATATTTTCTACTTCTAGTATTCCTTCTGTTGTGGTATTATTTTTATAAAGTATCTTATATTTGTATTTATTTAATTTTACTTCTTTATCTTTTTTGTTAAAAATATTTAACATCTTCTATTCTCCTTTCAATAGGTCTAGATTATCATATATATTTCCAACTACTTCTGTAAATCTTTCAATTATTCCTCTTCTTCCAAATTCTAGCTGTTTATTATTTGTTACATCTATTGTAAAACCACTATACTCATAAATAACTTGTCCTATATACCATATTTCATTTATAAGAGCTTTTACTATATCTCCCTCGTATATTTCTACACCGTTTTTATCGTGTAGTCCTGTGTATTGCATTAATTTAATTCTCGGTTGATATTGTATATTAACTCCTACTCCATATGTACCATTTCTTGTAATATATATATCTTCACTCTTTGTAAATTTAATAATATCTACAATTGGTAACATTGTTTTTGTATATGTATCATAAGCTCTAAATTTATATTCTCTCACTTCTTCATCACTTCCTTATAAATTATCTTTTCAACAACTGCTAATGCCTCATAACTGCTTATAAATCTACCTGCATGTCTATTTACTACTTCTGCTCTTATTAGCTTAATTTGTTGATTATATCTTCTACGATATATTTCTGCTACTTTATGTTTTGTTAATCCACTTCGCCATAACTGTAGCACTTCGTTTTCGTTCATACTATCACCTATGTGTAGTATGTGTTATTAGCTTTCTAAAAATTCTTTAAACTCTCTAAGTTCTGTATTATCAAATCTTTTTGTTTGTGCATCTTTTAATTCCTTAATTGGGCTTAAGCATATTAAATCGTTTTGAAATTTTTCTTTGCATTTTGTATTGTAGTCACAATTGTTACATATGTGTAATCCCATCTTATCTTCCCTCCAATAATTCTTGTAATTCTTCTATTTTAGTCTCATATCTGTAGTATTCATCATCAACAATTATATGTTCATCTTGATAATATCTCATTCGTTCTTTGTAATCTTCTATCTTCTCTTTTATTACTTCTTTAAATATAGAATTATCTATGTAGTTTAATAATATTTCTAATATTTCAGTACTTATTATACAGGTACCTCTTTCTTTATTACTTAATGATTTTTTTATAGCTTCTTCTAGTTCTTTTGATTTAGTCATAGCTAGTCCTCCTTATATATGTAAAATTCCATTTATTACTGATTTTAGCCAGTTTATTTCTTTCTCTTTGTCATTTACTATTTGTTGCCACATTTCTTGATTTGCTTTTAACTTCTTTTCATTTTCCTCTTTTATATAACAAATCTTTTCTTGTAATTTCTTATATTCTGCCTCATAATCTAATCCACATGTTTCATTTTCCATTATTCCTTTTCTCCTTTCAAAAAATTTAATATACTTTTTCTTACTTCTCTTCTAGCATTTGCCATGTCTATTGTACGTTTGTAACTCTTTTTATAAAACTCATCTGTACAGTATCTATATTGTTTTTCAAAATGTTTAACTATTTCTGCATCAGCCTCATTGTTGTCTTTTAATCTCTTAATTAGATTCTCTTTTTCTTCTTGCAATTCAAATGCTAACTTTCCTATGTCTTGGTAGTCATTATATATTTGTTCATAGTCTTTTTGGGTCTTCTTATATTTTCTTTTTATATTGTAGTATCTATGTTTCCATTTCTTTCTGCTTTCCATCAAGCTTCTAATCCCTTTTTTTAATGCTTTGTTTTCTAATTCATATTTGAACTGCATCTCTATTCCTCCCTTGCATATTCTCTATATTCCTCTTGTTCTGCTTCTCTAATTTCTGCTACTTCATTATCCTTTAGTTCTGGAAATTTTTTTTGAACTTTTCTTCTTGCTCTAGTTATTGATTCAAAACTTATCCCTTTGTCCTTAGCATGAAACATTACTTGTGCAAATGTTTTTCCTACTTCGAAAGGATACATTTTTCTTATTACTTCTAATATTAAATAGCAGTCATCTTTTCTTGCTAATTCATCATTTTCCAATATTTGTTTTACTACTTTTTCTAAATTCTTTAATCTTGCTTTTTTCATAAGTTGTTTCTCCTAACTTTATAAATATTCTATTTCAACCTCAACCCTATCTTCCTCTCCATACAATTTAGTTACTTCTAATTTAGTAATCTGATTATCATCTTTATAAGCTAGTTCATTTAATGCATCTGCTATTATTTTTGCTATATTATCTGTGTCAGGTTTATGTACATATCCTATTTGATTTTTTATTAACTCTTCTTTTAGTTTCTTTGATGCACTAGTTGGTGGCTTAAAGTATGCTACTATTTTCATTGATACTTCTATCTCTGAATCTAATAGCATCCTTTGCTTGCCACATTGCTTCAAAAATGATTCTTTTACTAAATTTTCATAATCTGTTGTACTTTTAGGGGTATATGTTCTAACATATTTTCCTGTTCTTACAAACCTTGGTCTTGCTTTTCCTTTTGGCTTTCCCTGTATTACAAATTTCCTACTTCATTCCCTCTTTCATTGATAAATAAAATTTTGACATATCTTTTGCTTGTATAAAATTGATACAATGTCTTACTCCAGCAAATTCATTATTATTAAGTAATTCACAACCAAAGCAGTATTTGCAAATTTTATCATCTTTTAATTGATTATCTTTTTTCCTAAGTTTGTCCTCCTATTTTTATATATTGCTTGATATTAGTTTTTTTCATTATCTCTTCTATAATTTCTTCGATTGAAGTACTCCCATTAATTCTCATTTTATCTATACTTGGAAAATAAATATCATTCTTGTCAGCTTTTAATAGTAATTGTAAATCTTTTGATAACATAGTTCTGTCTTCTGATAATTCTATATCTATATCATCACTATGTTCTATTGCATGACCATATCCAAAACGCCAATCGCTATCTTTAATTAATGGTTCTATTTCTAATAGTTTAAATCCTATTCTTCTTAACATGTCTGGACTAATTGTTGGAAATTGCATCTTATACAAATTAAATGGTTGATAAAAATCTTTTATTTTAACATTGTTAACATATATCTCATCATCTGATTCTACTATTCTCGATGCATAAACTTCACATCTTATGTTTTTTTGTTCCATCAAATCAATTAGTGTAAATATTACACTTCGGTAATTTACAATTGGGTTTATTGATTGATACCCTGCATTACTCGTTTGGATATATATTCTTGTTGTTGGTACATTCTTCTTTACAATATTTTGATTTATCATGCTAATAGGATGCCCCATTATAGCATTTGGTACTATTGGAATAAATCCAACAACTTGATTTGAATATTTGCCCATCTTGTTTTTTATATCTTTTTGTATAATTTTTTTCGCCTTAATAATGCTATTTTTTATTTGAGCAAAATGTTTATTATATCCAAATTCAAAACTATTTAATGCCTCTGGAAAAGTATTACTCTCGAAAAAATCCAAATCATATTTTTCACTACTCAATGCTCTAATTTTAAAAATCTCATTAACTGGTGTATTTTTAATAAACTTGACCGTTTCTTCAATAGTATTAAATGTTCTTTGTACTACTCTTTTGCCTTTTAACTCAAATACATTTTCCATTAGAATGCACCACTTTCTACAATTTCGTTATACTCATGTGCATATTGATTATTTGCGTTTATTGTTCCTATTGATTTAATGTCGTCAATTTTTAAATTTTTAAATACAATTTCCTTTAATATTTCTTTTATTGAAATATCTGTTTTTAAAAGCTTATCACCATAAATTGTAGCCCTCATACTCAATACATGGCGAATTTGTTTTTCTCCAATCCTCTTGCGTAAGCTTTGTATAAACTCTGCCCATTCTATGTTTTCTACTAGGCTTTTCTCTAATGTTTCATCATAATCAAATTCTACAACTGCAAATCTGTCTAGTGATGCTCCATCCAATTGGTATCTTCCAACATAAACATCGTCTGCCCCCAATCCATATGTATTTGCACAAGCAACTATTCTAAAATTTTCATTTGCAACAACTCTTCCGTTTGGAAAATCAAAATATCCATTTGCAATTGCTGTATTTAATATTACAAGTGCTTCTGGTATACTTGCATCTATTTCATCAAGTACGAATAGTCCTCCATCTTTAAACGCAGTATAAAATTGTGTTTCATGAAAGTTTCCATTTGCATCAATGAATCCTGTTAACTTGTATTCTTGAGTAATGGCATTAGTAAAGTAAAATTCTAATCCTAAAGCTTTTGCAATCTTTTCGCATGTACTTGTTTTTCCACTTCCAGCCCCCCCTGTAAGCATTACTGGTATTTTGTTACTAACTAATGTTAATATGTCTTTGAATTTCTTATGTGTTAAATGTGTTGTTTCTTTTATTCCTTCTGGTGTATTTACTGCAATTGTTGTAATATTTTTAAACAAATCACCAAATTGTTCATTTATCTTTTCTTTTACAAATGGCATTGCTTTTTCTGCAACAATTTGTTCTAAAGTTCCATCTACCACATTGTATCTTGTTCTTTTTTTGACAGTGCCTTTAACTTCTTCAATATTTTGTTCTTTAAACCAACGTCTATCATCTATTTTTTCAATATATACATCATATGGCATGTCATCGTTATCTACTTCAACAATCACTCCTTCCTCTTCAAGTAATTCTGGAAATTCTCCTCCAATTATTTTTACTTTTGTTCCTATTTTTAACATAATATCACCTAAAACCCTTTCAATATTTGTTCTTCTTTTATCTCTTCATATTTCATTATTTCATCTAATAAAACATCCATACTTTTCATAATATTACCTAATTCTGGCATCCATTTATCAATCTCTTCACGATTATTTTCTAAATATTTGCACCCATTGTAATATCGTTTTAATAAAAAATTGTAGTCTTTTTTTAAGACTTTTATTGCTTCTTTGTCCATATTTGTACCTCTTTGTTAGAATGGACACTCTCCTCCTGCATACCCCTTTTTGTTAGTGTCTTCTCTAATCATTTTTTCATAAATTTCATCGGTTAAATGTGGCTGTTGTTTATATGATTTTGTTACTGAATCATATTGCAATCCAACTACTCCACATCTTGTACCTTTTGTTTTTAATACCTCTAATACAGAACTGGTACGTGTAATGTCATATCGTTCCTTAAGCATTAGCTTAGACAGTCTTTTAAACTCACTATCTTCTGGTTCTAAATTGTCAATTCTTACAATTGAGATTACGTTATATGCTTTATTTACTAGATTGCTGCTTCCCATTACATCATAGATAGTTATCCTTGGATTTGCTTTGTCTGTTTTTCTTGGATGAGCTACCAAGTGGATATGTACATTTTTATTAACTGCAAAAGTTCTTAATTTTTCCATTATTTCCTTTTGCTCTCTGTATTCATCAGATGATGTAGTATCAATTTGCATAAAATTATCTAACATAAACACTCGAACTCCATCTTTGACTCTAACCTCTTCCATAGCTTGAATTATTAAGTCAATAGTTCTTTTTGCTTCATTGTTGTATAAAATTAAGTTTTCTCCATAAATTCTGTTTAGTCTTTCTATCTCCCTATCTGCTACAAAACTATCAAATACACAACTTTGTTTATATTGCTTAGAATATATACTTTTTTTATCCACAGTCTGTTTATAAAGATTGTTTTTAAAATCATCTTTAGTCTGTTCACCGTTAAAGTAAAACACTTTTTCATTCTGTAAAATAGTCTGTTTTGTTAGCATTGTCATTACTGTTGTTTTACCAGCATTGGTCTGTCCAGTCCAGATTGTTATACAGCCTAATTCAAAACCATTTGTCATCCTATCCAAGTCTTCTATTCCAGAAAGTACACGTTCTTTAGAATCGGTATTATACTTGTATTCATTAAATTTATAGTAAAGAGGTGGAGTTGGCTCTTTTCCAAGCAATTCTGTTATTTCTTCCTTTGTTAACTCTTGCAAGTTATTCACCTCTCTCGTATTTCCATAATTCAATTTTTTCTTTTTCAGTGGCATTTGTAAAAACTTCTGTTAAATACTCTAACTTTGATATTTCGTCGTAGACAATCTTCAAAGCATCGCCACTCACATGTGTTTGTATTTTTTTATACTGCCTTAAGTCATCACACAATTCACCTAGTTTTTTGTAAAACCATTCATTAATTTTTTCCTTAATCAGCTTATCTTCACTTTGTCTCTTTTTTAGGTACTCTTCTACTTCTTTTGATATTGTCTCACTTTTTGGTAATCCAAAATTCTTGCTTAATATTTTCATTGCAGTTCCAAAATCCGTATTGTAATACCTACCAACAAAATCGATTATATCTCCATGCCAACTATCTCCAAAATCATGAAATGCTGTATCGTCCACCATAAAACTTGCTGTTCTTTCATTCCTAAAAGGAGATTTATACCACAATCTATCTCCAGTCTTTTTAATTGGATGTCCTAGATAGTGCTGCGCTACTATTTTTGGTGTTAGCATTTGTTTTATTTGGTCTGGATTATTCACTTTCGTCCTCCACAAACTCCATAATAGCTTCATTGAAGAATGTACTTCCCATTTTGATATACTGCTTATCTGTTTTGTTTTCTTCCATCAAGTCAGCATATTTCTTTGTTGCTAGCCACATCTGTTTGTTTGACAGTTTTACTGTTCTTCCAGCGTATTTTTTCCCTTTGAGCCAAGCTTTATAGTGATTAAAAGCTGTATTTTTGCCATCTTTTCTAGGATATATACTCCATATCTTGTCAAAATTATCAGCTAATTCCTTCAATGGATTATCTTGTTCATCGTTTGATGGACATATATATTCTTTTTTATTATCTATATTAATTTCTTCTAAATTTTGACAGTCTGTCTCACAAATTTTAGAAGGCTGCTCTTCAAATTTTCCTAGTCTGCTTTTTAAATATCTTGTTCGTCCATCAAATTTTTTAACATAAATATATCCATACTCAATTAGTGTTGCTATTGATGATGATACTTTTGATACACTACATTGGCAAAATTGTGCCAAATATTCATTGCTAGCATAACAGCCATCTTCTGTTATGTCTAAACTATCTATTTCTGCAAAAATAATTTTGTCAAGAGCGTTTAATCTATCATCTAGCCAAATTTCTCTGTCAATCCAAATGCCCTTAAAATCTCTTTTTTCTTTATCTGATTTATGGTGCATTCCCATATATATTTGCTCCTTTCATTTTTATAATTAGTAATGTGAGCGAGGATTTGCACCTCGCATAAACCCTATTGTGTTTTAAGTGATTAGGTGAGGTTCTAATGTAACTCATTAAGCTTATGCCCTAATTTTTACTTCACTCGTGTCTACCTATTCCACCACTACATTTTCTTAAAATGGTAAATCGTCTGGTGCTACTTCTGGATAATATCCTCCAAAAGTATCATCACTAACATTGCTTGTTTGTGTTAAGTACTCTTTACTTTGATATACTTCATCAACACCCTCTTCTAGCACCTCAAAATCCATTATCATAATTTTAGGAATCTTTTTATATACGGGTTGTCCATTTTCATATGTCTCATCTGTTTGGATTGGATAAAAGCTTAAGAATCCATCTATTACTTTTATTTTTGTTTTATTTTTAACTTCTACGCCTTTTCTAAATCCAACACTAATACGCATAAATACTGTTTTCTCTTCTCCGTTTTCTTGTATTACCTTTGTTGATATAGATGTCTTATATTTTCCTTTATCATCTTTTAAAATAGTAGCTTTCTCGTTAGTTGTATTCCATCCCATTAGTCTTCCTCCTTAATTACTTTTACTCCATGTCCTAATGCTTGTTCTATTTCAGCAATAGTCATTTCCTTAATAATATTTTGTCGGTCAAATATTGTTTCATATTCTATTGCTCTTTCTACTTTCATAATGTCACTATTTCTATCATTTCCATCATAAGTCATATCTTCGTTTAAATCGCACACATCACTCAATTCATTAGAATAATCATCTCCAATATCTCTAAAATCACCATCATAGCAAACTAGTCTATCGCCATTTCTTAAAGTTACTATATCTCCATCTTTTAAATCGTTTTTTGTAAGTTCTTTTAGCTCTATTTTTTTTAGTTCATTATCATCATCATTAAAATGCCAACAAGTTTTATCTTCATATTTACCTTTGCAATTACCATTTCCATTGTGTAATACAATATTCTTTTTTTCAAATTGAACTAATATATTGTCAGAAAAAATACCAGTATCTTCTTCTACAACTTTTCCTTTACCAAATTTTTCATGAATTACTTTGTCTCCTACTTTAAATTTGCTCATTTTCTTTTCCTCCTACATTAAAATTTCTGATTCAATCTCTGTACAAATTTTTTCATAATCTGTTACTTTAATTGATTCTGTTTTTTCATATTTATATCTTTCTAAAACTCTTCTAACCACATCGTTATTGCCATTTGCAATTGCAAACAATCTCTTTCTTTGTGCATCAGATATTAGCTTTACTTCCTCTTGTGTTTTTGGTTTTATTGTACTTGTTGGCGTGTGTGGAGTTCCATATGTAAATACAACCTTATTTGAACTATCTGCGATTTGTAAAAATTCGATTTTTTCTATTTCCATATTAGTTCTAATATTAGAAACATGCCATTTTTCAAAGGGATTTTCTAATTCATATATTTTCTTTCCATTTGGCTTACTTTCTTTTATTTTTGTTGGTACTTTTACAAATATAAATATTTTTGTATATAACTCTCTACCAATCCCAACATTAAAACCTGCTCTTTTAAAGGCATCCGATGCTTCACCTTTTTCTTTTTCAGTATTGCTTTCTACTCCACAATCTTGTTTTTGAATCCACATTTCTGTTTCTTTATCATGTATCATAATTGAACAAAATAGATTTCCTTTAATTTCTGAATAACAGTTTGCCCAACCATCTATTCCAAATGTTTCATCTAATATTTTTTTATCACATCTAGAATCTTTATAAAGCAATAATGTTGCACCTTTTTCAGTAACTTGTCCTACACGAACTTCTATTTCGTTTGCTCTTAATGCTCTAATCTTTTCCATTAGCCTTTTCCTCCTTTGTTTTTTCTACTTCTAAGCTAGCCAAATATTTGTTAGCTTTATTTTTACTCATTCCACAATAATGTTGAAAAAATGCTGTAAGAAATGCTAATCTTGGATTAAATTCGTCTTCTTCACATCTTTTTACTACAGTTTTCTCTCCATTCTCCCAAAATAGAATTGTTGCATCTTTATTGATAATATATCTTTCTGGTAAATTTAAATCCTTTTTATAACCAGTTTTATATATATTAATTTTAGTAGGCATATACCAACGTTCAAACAGCTTTGCTTCATTCATATACTATTCTCCTTTTTCATAATTTTCTTTCCAGTAGTTGCAAAATTCACAACAACTACAATATTCTAAACATTTTTTATCTTCGCCTTTACGAATTTCTAGTTCTAAATTTTCATCTTGTTTTACATGTGTTTCTGCTTCTTCTAATGTGTCATAAACTCTTAATGCTCTTTTATTTCCCTTTTTCTTTACTGCATATTTATCTCCATCATTCCATCTTGCTTCTTCGCTGCATAATGGTAATTCATCATCTGGAGTATTTTCGTATTGCTCAATTTCATTAAATTTTTGTTTAATAAACTCTTCTATTTCCTCAAAATCTGTTTTAGTAAAGTTAAATACTTTTTTATATACTGGATATTGAGGATAACTTGAATCGACTTTAGCTTTTGTTTTAGAATGGTCTTTGATTATTGCTACAATTTGTCCTTTGTCAACTTCAAATCCCATTTTTTTAAAAGCCCAAGCATACATTAACAATTGCTTTTTATAATCATCCCAATCGTTATATATGACCTTCCATGCAGAACATGTTTTGTAATCTGTAACCATCTTTTCTTCTGCATTATATAAGTCAGCTTGTCCAGAGAGTTTATATCCATTTTCTACTTCTTCTACAAAATGCTCCTCTTTGAACTCTGTTTCGGCTTCTTTACTATTTTCCAAAACACTGTGTGTTGCAGTTCCTAAGATAAGCCATATCATGTCTGCTACGTCTTGTTCTATTTCATCATTGTGTCTTCTAGTAAGTAATATTTCTCTAACATCTTTTAAAATCGTAGTAACACTATATTGCTTTTCTTTATATTGATATTCTCTAGTAACTGCATCTACAAATGGTTGAGGAAGCCCTAACTTATTTGTTATTTTCATATCTCTTATTTCCTTTCTGGATATTGTGTGTGTTTTTTTATTTTAATAAATCTTTTAACAAGTTTTTGATTTCGTCAGAATCTGATTTTGTCTCTTCAGTTTTAAATATTTCATTTTCTATTCCAAGTTCTGATAGGCAAAACAATTTTACAGCTTTTGCTGTTGTCGTATTCATTGTGGCTAGCAGCATAGCATTTTCTTGCTTATTGCCTCTAATCAATGAAAGTGCCGAAGCTTTAACAAGTGAATCTATAATTTCTTCTATTGCTTTATCTAATGCTCTTATAATTTCTTGTTCTGTGTATCTCTTTTCCATAATTATTACCTCTTTTCTGCATATTTGACTTTTTAATCAATATGCTATATAATATTTTTAGATTATTTATTTAATTATTTTGGAATTAGTACTATTGCCTTAGTCTAGTTCCTTTATTTTTTGTTCATATGATTCTTTTGCTAAATCAATCATATTATTAATTGATAGTTTTCTTTGTGAAAATCCTTTTATAAAGTTTCCTTTGCCTTTCTCTTTTGTGTTATTTAATTCTTGAATTTGATTTAAGATTGCAATAAAACTTTCATATTGTTCTTGTTTTTCAATTTTTAAAAGTTCAATTTTTGATTCTAAGACTCTGTTCTCTACAATTTGTTTTGTGGTATCTTGTGGTAAATTATCTTGATTTGATTTTTTTAATAGAAATTTAAACATATTTTTCACTTCCTTTCTTAATTAAAATAAATTAAGTTTTGTCCTTGTTGTGTTAGATTTCTTCATGTCTTACTTTAAAGAAATCCCATAAAGCTGAATTTAATACCTTTGCTGGTTTTGTAAAACTTTGTACTGGTATTTCTGGATTTTGAAACATCTTATAAATAGTTGCTTCACCAATTTTGTGTTCCTTACGAATATCCTCTGCTGTTAATAATCTGTTTGGGTCTTGTCTTCGCATTTCATTTGTAAAATCCTTAATAGCTTCTGTTAAACCAGTTATCACTTTTTTATCTTCCTCTGACATTTTTTCACCTCCTTTTTTTGCGTTTCGCAACTAGGTATCTAAAAAAAATAAATACATATTCTTTCTGGTTGGATTTTTAGTATACTTACAATTTTTTCAACTTCTAAAATATTAAAAATTGTATATCCGTTAATTTTATTACTTAACGCACTAATAGATATACTTAACTGTTTAGATAGCTCTCTATAATTAACTTTCTTTTCTCTCATTAATCCTTTAAGCTCTACTAATTCTCTATATTTTTTTACTTTTTGCATACTCTTCCTCCTTTCTTTTTGCGTTTCGCAACTATAATATATATTACCGTTTTTATTTTGTCAATAGCTTTTCGCAAAAAAAATAAAATTTTTAGTTGCAAAACGAAAAGTATTATTGTATAATAAAAAAGTAGAGGTGATTAAATGGATAATAACATATATGAAATATACTTAGAAAAATTTGCTCAACGTTTTTCTGAATTGCTTACTGAACATCATTCTGATATTAATTTTTTAGTGAATCAATTGGGTGTAAGTAAATCAACAATTTCAAGATATCTAAATGCAAAAATGACTCCAAAACTTACGACAATTAAGGTTCTAGCAGATATCTATAATGTTAATCCTGCTTGGTTAATGGGATATGACGTTTCTAAAAATTCTACTGTTGAAACATATGCAAAGAACTATATAAATAATATTGAAGAACTTAAAAGTGTTATGCTTGCTTCTTACAAAGGTCTAGACCTTGAAGGATTAAGCGATGAAGCAATTAAAGATGTGGAAGAATATATAAAATTTAAAAAAGAACAAGAAAAAAATAAAAAATAGGAGTAATTAATGAATACATTAGAAAAACTTTATGATATAGCGTTATGCGAAAATATTTCTATTGACAATTTTCATTGGTGTGATACAAAAGCACGAATTTTTAAAATAGATGGCAAATATAGTATTGCTCTTGATAATTCTCAAATAAACAATTCTATTGAAGAAAAAGAAATTATGGCAGAAGAACTTGGACATTATTATTGTAATGCTTTATACACTATCTTCTCTCCTTTAGAATTAATAAAAAAGCATGAATTAAGAGCATTAAAGTGGGCTTATTCTATATTAGTACCCTATAATAAACTAAAAGAAAAAATACATGAAGGCTTAAATTTATATGAATTAGCAGAAAAATTTGATGTAGAACCCCAATATATGAAAGATTGTATAGAATTTTATATTGGAAAATATGGTGATTTTTAAGGGAGAAGTTTATGAAATTAAGTCAGCACAAAAGTGAAATTTTACGAACCTTACAAACAAGAATTGAAACTATCTTTAATACTTCTAATGATATATCAAAAGCATTATCTATTGTTTATAATATTGAAGAAAGAGATAATATACTTTTTGGTATAAGCCAACAAGAAGATGACTTGATTTTTCTTGATGATAATTATGACAAGATAGTTAAAAAAATTCAAACACGATATACAAATTATAACAAATATTATGTTGAACCAAAAGAGAAACAACAACAAGAAGAAAATTTGTGTGCTGTTTTAACGAATGTTATGGTTCAAAAACAAGAACAAGAACAAATTGAGAAAGAACAGCAGAAGAAAGAAGAACGCAAACGTTCTTGGCAAGCTTTCTTTATGTTATTAGGATTAATTATTAAGTATATTTTTGTATTTATTTTTGGAACAATATATTTTATTTTTAAAGTGATTGAGGGAATGTCAAAAAAATGAAAGGAGGAAAAAATATGGCATTAATAGAATGTAAAGAGTGTAAAAAGGAAATTAGCGATGAAGCTAAAATTTGTCCTAATTGTGGTGCTAAAACTGAGAAAAGCAAACAAGATATGAAGAAATTATACAAAACATTACGAACTGGATTAATTATTCTTGCTATAGTAATTTGTTTTGGGATATTTTATATTAATAGACCTTTATACAAGTATAGTAGAGAAGCAATTTCAATATTAAATGATTACAAAAGTGGTAAAATAACAAAAGAGGAAGCTTGGAAACAAATAGATAACTTACATGATGTTGTATCTTCTAAGTTTGACAATAATCATGAACAAAAATATCTTTCACTAGCAATTGATTTAAATGGTGCCTCTATTAGTTTGTCAACAGGAACTACAACAAAAATAGATGAATCTATTAAAGAATTAAAAAAATATTAAAAAAGCAATGTGCTGTCGGCTAAAACAAACACATTGCAAAAAATACACACACAATACTTCGAAAAGTATCGCATATATTTATTATACAATAATATATAAAGATATGCAACTCTTTTCGGGTATTAAATCGAAAGGAGTTTTATTATGGAAAGAAAAAACAAAAAAACAAAATCAGTAGGAAATGGAGAAGGTTCATTATACTATAGTGAAACATTGAAACGTTGGGTATTTCAATACTGTGAACCTTCTGGAAAAAGAAAAACAATTAAGCAAAAGCAAAATGAAACAAATAAGCATTTTAAGGATAAAGTTGTAGAAATTAAAGTTTCACTTAATGATGGCACTTATATAGGGAATAACAAAGATACTCTATATCAAATTATCAAGCATCACGTTGAACAAAAGTATGATGACAAACTTGTGTCCGATGTTTCTTATAAGAGAAATCTTGATACTCTTGCTCAATTAGAGATATGTGCTAAGGGCTATATTCGCTCTCCTATTCAAAGAGTAAAAATTGAAGATATAGAACAATCAAAAAAAATAATGAGTTCCTCTTATAGTCAAAGTTCTATAAATAAAATGTGGAGATTATTAAATAAAGGATTTGCTATTGCTTATGCAAGAAGAAAGATTAAATTTAACATTATGGCTGACCCCGACTTAAAAAAACCCTTATCAAATAAAGAAAGTATAAAAGTAGAAGCTTTAACTGTTGATGAGCAAAAGAAATTTGAAGAATTATTAGATAGCAAATTAAAGAATCATAAATATAGAAATATTATTAAGCTGCAATTAGAAACAGGTATGAGAATCGGAGAAGTTTTGGCACGTTCAAAAAACGATTTTGACAAAGATACAGGAAATCTTTTTGTAGGTAATACTTTAACAAAAGATAAAAACGATAAGGTTATATTAGGAAGGCATACAAAAACTTATGATAGAAAAACTGGAATAGATTGGGGAAAACGTACATTACCTTTATCTCAAATATCACCTGAATCACAGCAAATTATTATAGAAGAGTTAAACAAAAAAGTAACTAATATTCATGGCTTGTTTTTTTGGAATTACAAAACCAATTCTTTTATAACATATAATGAAATAAATTCATGGTTAAGAAGAATTAATGAAAAATATAAAATAACCAATAAAAAGTTTTCTACTCACGTTTTAAGACATACTAGAATAACAAGATGGATAGAATCTGGCTTAAATATGGCTGTTGTACAATATTTAGCTGGACATGTTGATGGAAGTGATATAACTAACAATGTATACTTTACTTTAACAGAAGATTTTATTACACAAGAAGCCCAAAAATATCAAAAACATTTAAAAGAAACAGTTGTATAGAAAAACTTCTTGTATTAAAACAAATTAATTGATATAATAATAAAAAATGAAAGGAGCATATTATAATGCGATTATCAAAAATACAAAAATATTTAAAAGAAAATAATATAAATTATGAAATTAAAATTGATACTTATTTAGGTTATGAATTTGGAGATATTGATATTAAAAGTGATAAGACTGTTGTTAGACAAATTTCAGAGATTACTGGAAATAATGGAAGAACACCAAGTGGTATTATGGTATTTAAATTTGATAAGGAAAGAAATTGTACTGTATCTTTTACCGTTACTAACCAAGATAGAGTAATCGAAATAATAAATCGAGACATTGAATAAACTCTACTGCACACCTATTGCATACTTTTTAAAAAATAAAACCATGTAAAACATTGATGTTCCAATGCATACATGGTTTTTAATTGTTGGTGCCCAAGGCTGAATATATCCTTTTTATTACTTTTTACAGTACATTTAAAACTTTTTTGTATTAGAAAACTAGCCTTTTTAAGCTAGTTTTCTTTTTTATTCCTCTTATAGTATTTTTATTTCTTCTTCCCTACTGCATACTTTATTGCATACTTTTTCAAAAAATGCATTTATAAGTTCTATGCTTCTTTCTTCTGTTTCTCCATCAATTTCATTAATTTTCATTAATACGCTTATAAATTTTTCATCCTTTGAATACTTTTGGCTTAACCATTTAATTGTTTCTTCTTTCATAAAATTACTCCTCCCGTTATTTTTTTCTTTTTTGATTGACATAATAACGAAATGGTGCTACACTCAAGATGAGGATAGGGGTTATCCTTTCTATCCTTTCGTTATTTTAGAGAGGTGTGTTTTAGCGAGGACATCTCTCTACTTTTATGTCTATACTATATAAGAGACTTATTTTTATCGTTTTGTTACAATTTCTTCGACATTTTTCGACATTCTTTTTTCCACTTCTTTCTACTCGTTTTAATATTGCTGCTACGAAAAAATGTATTTATATTATTTACTATACAGTAAATATTTATTTTTGTCAATATGTAACAAAAAAAGAACGACATTTCTGCCGTTCTGTGGTGTAGTTTCCCTACAACCCCCAAAATATATTTTTTTAATTCACTTAGTATTATAACATTTTTTATTAAACAATGCAATCATAATTTTTCCTTATATTTCAACAAAATTCGACACACGACAATTGATTTAATTATATAAATCTTCAAGCAATTTTCTCAACTGTCCTTTTAATTTAATTTTAATTAGTTCTTCTCTTAGCATATGTCTATTATAATTAAATTGTTTTATAAAATATAGTGCAATTAAGCTTTTAACATCTGTAACATACTCTTCACTATAATCTTCTATTGAAAATCCAAATTCGCTTAATTCTATTTTCTCTAGATTAAAATTTCTTAAATTTTGTAAGACGGGATAGACAGATTCGTAAAAGCTATAAATCATATCGTAATTCTTATTATGACTGTTTAAAATAATATCTTTTACTTTTACTAATATATTATCTTCAATAATATTATAATCTACATTAAATACATTTTTTAATTGCTGTTTGCTAAAATTTGCTATTTCTATAATATCTAATTTCATAAATTACCTCTTTCGTATTAATTTATCATATTTTTTATGTATCGTCAAATTATTGAAATATCAACCAAAAACAGCTCACGACAATTGATTTTAAGCCATTTTATTTTTTTATTAGACAAGTCATATGTCTTGATTTTAGTGGGTTTTGGGTAAAAAATTAAGGCAGAGAATTAACTCTGCCTATTGTGTTATTTTATATCTACATGTACTGCATTTCCTGCAATTAGATATGTATATCTTAATTTTCCTTGACTTACTAATTGTTTCGTATAAGCTAGTAATGTATTTCCACTTACTCCTTTTACATAAATATCAATAGCCTTTCCACTCAAGTGTCTTGAATTTGCTACTCCACCCACTTTTTTGTTATGTTTTGTACATCGAGTTCCAGAATTTACGATGCAAGGTTGTCCAAAATGTTCTCTAATTTCATCTGCAATTTTTACTACGTTTAAATCCATGTTGTTTAATTTACAACCACACTTACAAGTAAACTCACTTTGTTTGAAATGTTTTATATTGTTCCATGATAATTGATTATCTCTTGCTTTTGTTGTAATGTCTCCTGCCACTCCATCTTGTTTTACGCCCAGTCTTGCTTGCTCTTGTTTTATTACTTGAATCATTTTTGTATTTGTTTTTGCACCAAAGATTCCATCTACCACTAGCCCATATGCCTTTTGAAATGCTTTTATACCTGCTATTGTATTCTTTCCTTTGATACCATCAATTTTATCATTATAATATCCTAAATATTTTAAGTTCATTTGCTGTTGTTTTATCGTTAACATACTATTCACTCTCCTTTAATGTTTTTAAAAATTCATCTGCTTGTATTGCTTTTTTAGAGAAGCTGTTATTTTTCCAGAATGTTGTTACTATAACAGCTAATTCTAGCGCTATTTCTACAAAGCTTAACACTTCACTTTCATTTACGTTTATAATGTCAATTCCGAAATGTTGTAAAATCATATTTACTACTACAATAATTAACATTATCGTTCTTACAATTGTTCCTTTACTAATTTTTAAATCTTCCATTTTAATTTCCTCCTTATTTCATTAATTTTTCCCATTTATCATGTATATAGGAATTTCCTCCCAATTCACAATAGTGGTCGTATACTTCATATGCTCTTTTTACTCTTAATTCACTTACTTTTTCTCTTGCTTCCATATCAGATAAGAAGTTTACTAGATAATTTCTGCATTGATTTATATCTAGCTTGTCTAATCTATGATAGACAGGTTCAAAGCCTTTATTTATTATCTTTTTACAAAATACACATATTACTGTTATTGATGTAATTAATCCCGCAATAATTTCAATCCACTTTACTATATTCTCCATTTTACTCACCGCCTGCCTTTATGCTGAAAATCATGTCTTCAATTTTTTGCAAGTTTTGATTAATTTGTGCGATAGCTCTGTTATTTGTTAAGGTACATTCTAATTCTGCTCCGTCTGTGTTATAGATGTTAGTTTGTCCATCAAATTGAGCGATTTTGTCGGAACAGTCGATGTGCTCAATGACTGGTTCGGCTAATTCGTAGATTATTTCAGCTGGATATAATTGCAAATCATTTTTAAAATCTTCTACATTAGTAAAGTTTGAATTTCGAATATCTAGTCTATGTTGTTGATTTACATACATTGCACCAAGCGCACAATCATAATTTGATAATGTATTAAAAAGTACAGCCTTATATTTGTTACACATAATATTTGATACTTTAAACCATGTTGTATCTAATTTTGCATTCGCTAGTACTGTTGTATTTATAAATACTCCATTTTCGTATTTCCAGCTTTCCGTCCCGTCAAGTACTTTTTTAGCAAATCTTCTTATTATCTTTCCTGCAGTTAAATCAAGTTCATCATATACGCCACCTATTCCATATAGTGGTTCTTTTATATATGTAGTTTGCTCGTCTTCTTCGTGTGGAACGTAGTCTGGTAAGTTAGCAGTTGTATATTCTCCCTCGAGAAGCATGATATTATTTCTTGCTATAGCTATATTGTTTGCATTTACGGAATAACATACTTTTAGATATTTTGCACTTTGATTTGTTATTTTAAATGTTTTTAAATAAATTCCCCACTGTGTTAAACTAACCGAATTTATAAAATTTTTATTTATGTCGTATAGATTATAATTTACTTGAAAATAATCTGATGTACTCTCCCATGCAAAAGTATATTTTTGAGCATTTATAGTTATAAAATCAGATGCTCTCCATGCACTATTATTTTGAATCGCTCCTGTTGATGTGTTTACAAGTCCTTGTACTTCTGTGTCTTTGTTATATTTATTTATCGTCTCACTTTTGTTAGTAACACTTCCACAACCGTAAGGCGACCATTGTGTTGCTACTGTGCCTTTGCACACCTTTATTTTTCCCATATTCAAATCATTTCTATATTCAGCTATAATATAAGCTGTTGCATCTCTTGTTGTTATTGTATATTTATTGTCTGCAGATGTATTTGTAAAATTATAAAAATTACCTTTAATGAAACTTTTATTTATATCATATTCTATTATAACTATTTGACCATTTGACTTTTTATCGAAAATTACTGATACCGCTTCATTACTATTAACTCTAATATAATCGCTATGTGTAAAATTAGCATTAACTTTTATTGCTCCACTTGTATCTATTAATTCCCCTACCGTTTCAGTAGCTTTATCGTATAAATTCACATCATCACCTAAACAATGCACTTTCGACGGAAAATTCAATGACGGCATAGCACCGTATGGTTCGTATGGCTTTTCTTCTGTTCCAAATAGCAACATTGGTTTTGTTATAGAAATAGAGTATTCTCCAGTTGTAGAAGTGTTGTTAGGAACAACCCTAAATTTGACTGCCTTTATATTTGATATATCGCTTGGAATATTATAGTTTGAATATACTCCTCCTACGCTTAGTAAAGAATGCCATGTAGTTTTGTCGTTAGTGTCCGTTATTTGCAACTGAATATCAGGTTTATTTCCATTAGTAAAATCGTATTTTTCACATTGAAATCGCATAATTTTATTTGGATTATTTAATATTAGATTTGTTACAACGTACGCAACATATGGATATTGTATATCTCCAGTAGAAGCTACTGTCAAAATATCATTGCTAAAAGAAGCAGTGCTTCCGTGGGTACTTACCCATTCTGAAAAATCTACTAAGTTATATCCCTCTCTCGTCTCTTGCTTGCAAAACCCACGCACCTTATTTATTCTTCCTACTCCCTTTACTGTAGTTGCTGTTATGTTTGTGCCGACGTAGGTTTTGCTCAAATTATCTTCTATTCCTACATCTATTTTGTCCCAGTTTTCATTTAATGCTTTGTTTATATCAAATTCTTCATTTCTGTCTGTGTTAGTATCCCACTTAAATAATTTTAATTTTTTAGTATTACTTGACCTAATTAATTTCCTCCACTTTTTTATCTATATCCATCTACTCTTACAATAGCAACTTCGTTTTCATTCCAAAAGCCTGTTGCTGTACGCTCAATAAATCCTGCCACATGACTAACTGTTGTAATCGTTGTTTCAGAAATATTTATTGTTTTTGTAGCATATCGCAGAGATTCTACACTATTTATTTTTTGTGCTAAAATTGTGAGCGTAGCCTTTTTGCTGTTTGGAGAGTAAACTCTAACAAATCCATGTGCATTATTTGAATTAGCTGTTGAATCTTTGAAGAAAATATCTAAATAAGTAAAGTTAGCAGCACTTTCATTTAAGGTTACTGTTCCTGTTGTGCCTGATGTATTATTATATAAGTTTTTAGCTTTTGACTGAAGTTCACCTTCATCGCTATACATTTTCGTTGCTCTTGTTTCTCCATTTATTAATACATCGTCTTTGCCAACATCAACAATTGGCAATCCTCTTGTAACTGTTTTAGTTGACGTTACCGTTGCTAATTTATCGGTTCCTACAAACTCAAATTCATATTCACTGCTAAAACTATATGCTGTTCCTAATGTTGCACTATAAGTAAAAGTATTTCCACTTGTTGTTGCTGTTATAGTAGTATATGAACTCCAACTTCCATTTTTCACTCTATATCTCCATTTTAGTGTTAATGTGTTTGCTATTGCCCCAAAGCTTGCATTAAAGTAATTTCCTTTAATTGTAGCATTTACTGTATTTGACGTTGTACTAGGTCTTGATAATGTTACTTCTGTAAAAGCTAATCTAATATAATTTACTAATGTTTTTGTAATTCTTGCATTAGCCGTAAGTCCTCTACTATCTGTACAACTAATATCAAATGTTCCAGTTTCAATATTGTTTAATGTACTAACAGCAGTTGTTGCTGATTTTGCACCACATACAACTTTTTGACTTTGAATAGTAGAGCTATTCTTTGCTGTTGCTGTTATTGTTACTTTTGCATTAGAAAAATATTTTATTAATTTATTAGCATCTCCTGTAAGTGCTTTTGTAGTTTCATTTACATCTATTACTGTTGCAGCTATAGTTGGGTCACTGTTTATTACAAAAGCATTAAAACTGCAAGTAGTTGTTCCTATTAAAGCATCTCCACTATATGTTTCACAAGTTATTGTACCTTGTCCACTTTTTGCATTTGGTATTTTAGTATAAAAGCTTGTTGGAATTGTCCAACCTATACTTATATTTCCTGTTTTTGTTGCTATTGTTCCATTCAATCCACCAAAACTATATTTTAATGTATGGGTGAATCCCGAACTTGCTCTATTGATATTAATTGTTGTTGCACTTCCAATATTTCCGTCAGCACACGTTACAGTAGATGTTCGTGGAACTGTACTTAATTCCAATGTTCTTGAGCCTGTCAGTGTACCAGCACTTATTCCTGTGTTAAAACTATAGCTTATTCCTATAGTCTTCTTTCCGTCTGTATTATGTATGATAGTCTGCGTTGCTTCATATAATGTTACTGTACTACTTCTAGGAAGATTATGACTATATGAATATGTAGTTCCATCTATTGTTATAGTTCCAGATGGAGAATAGTTATTATATGAACTACCACTTGTCGTTGCTGTTAATTTTATATATACATTTGTGGAGTTATTGGTAACATTAGTAGAACCACCAACTTCATATGCTGTTAAATTACAAACTACTGCCCTCTATCTATCCTCCAATCCAATGTATGTGTGTTCTGTTTTCCCCGTTTACAACCACATCCATTATTCTTAAGTTTCCAGTTCTTAATTCTCCTGTTATTTCTAAGTCTTTAATATATGCTCCGTCTTTATCATATTTTGCAATCATTTGGTCATATGAATATAGAAACATACCTTTGTTATTATATTTTGCATTAAATTCATCTTGGCTTGTCGCAATAAATAGCCCTTCATCATTCAATGTAAACAACATATTCTTTAAGTATTTAACACCATTAACTTCTATTTCTTTTATAGCCTCTATAATTTTTCCCGAACTTGTTTTAGTTTCAATTATTTGTTCCTTTATTTTTCCAATGTCTTCTGTATTTCCGTTTACAAGAGCATTTACTTGGTCTGCTGTCAAATAACCATTATTTAAAAGCGTCATAAGCTCTGATGTTGTTGCTTTACGTTCATCACTTACTATGTCTTTGAATCCATCTATCGTTTGCTCGTGTTCACTTAATTTCTTGGAATTTTCATCTACTTTTTTCGCTGTATCTTTAAATCCATCAATTGTTTGCTCGTGTTTACTTAACTTATCACTTGTTTCATTTTGTTCTTCTATTACATCTTCTATTACTCCATTTATTTTATCGATGCTTCTCTCTACGTTTTTAAATTTAGTTTTTATTGTATTTGTGTTTTTATATGCTGTTTGTGTTTTTGTTGGAGCTTGTGTTTCTAATGAACCTTTAAATGTACCATTATATGTAAATGAATGGTTAAATACGAATGATATGTATTGATTGTCATCTGTATCTAATATTTCTATCTTATCTCCTGTATCCAGATAAGGAAATCCGTAATATTCTGACATTTTAAAAGGTAAATATTTTAATCCTTTTAATGTTTTCCATAACTCTCCAATTACCTTTTTTCTTTCATCAGAATTGATTAAGAATGGATTGTCTTCTATAACAACTTCTGTTAATCCATTTATATTAATGCTTTTCTCATCTTCCATAGTATCGTTTTCACCTTCTATTTGGCTTAGTCTTAATACCACAGAATTTACTTCACCATATTGATTATTTTTGTTGAAGCTTATATATGAATTTCCATCAATAACTTCTGATGTCGGAACTCCTTGTGTTAAGTTTAATTGTTTTACCATTAATTCATTTAACTCTACTACATTTATATGATGTACTTCGTTTACTGTTAGACCTTTTACATATTCATTACTATTTATATTAACTATATATAACTTGTTATCTCTTCCTATTTTTGCAAATCCACCACATAATTGTGCTATTGCACTTAGTACAGTTTTACAATTTTCATTGTTAGTAAAAGGATTTCCTAATATTTGATAATTTTCATTTACCAATTTAGTTGAACCAAGTTCTACGCCAATTTGATTACACAAATTTATTAAGTAATTTTTTAATGAAATTGGATATTGATTTTCGTCTTTATATGCAACATTAAATTTAATCATATAGTCATACCCTGTAAAAGTTGTCTGTTTTTTTACTTCTTCATTTTCTGGTTTTTCAACTATAAATCTTCCAAAGGGTACCTCTTCAATTTTGTTATCATTTAAAATTCCCACATATACTTCTATTTCTTTATCTTCTAAATTTATTTGATTTTGTGGATTTAAAATATTAACTGTAATTTTCTTTGCAACAGTACTACCAATAAGTGTGTCATTTATATAGCAATCATCTTCTATCGTGAAATCAACAAGATTATCAGATTCTGTTATATCTATATCATCTTCTACAATATGTATACGTCCTGTTCTATTGATTCCAATAATGCTTTTACAGTTTTCTTTAAATTCGTTACTTACTTGATACCTTTATTTCACCTACAATTCAATTAAACTTATATCTGTTGTGTTATATAAAATGCCTCTATCATTTCTATTCCATTTCATCGTGATACTTCTATCACCCCTGTAACATTGTGCTGTTCTGTATTGACCTGTATATGGGTTAAAATAATATACAGACAATACTTTTAAAGTTTTTATTGTTGAAAAGAAATCTTGCATCTCTTCTTGTGTTAGAGGTTTGGTATGTAGAATTATCTTGTATTTTTCTGCTATTGGATTGTAATGCATGTATCCTTTAGCATTTCTTGTGCTTTCTAAAGATAAATCGTACCATTCTACATCATATCCTTCATCTTTTAAATATTTAGTTAAGTCTTTTCCATCTACAGTTACAATTTTTTCTACATACCTTGTTTGTACCTCCTATACTGGTACAGGAAAAGGTAATTCTCCTGTACGTTGTACATATTCTTTAAATCCTTGTGATACTTTTTTTACAACCACACCTTCATCTGATTTAGCCTCTATATCTACTTTTACACCTTCGTCTCTCATTGCCTGACAGAATGCAGAATAACATGCTTGTCCAATTCCAGTTATAACATTACTATTTAAAGAAATATTACTTTGTGCTTGGATGTTTCCATTAATAGCTCCAAAATCTACATATTGCGAAGTATCTATCATATAGTCTCTTGTATTGATTTGAATACCCTTACTTAATTTCTTAATACTGCTATATACTGTGTTAGCCTCTTCATCGATACCCTTTGAAATACCTAATGGAATAAATTTAGCTTGTTCTGCCATAACTCTTGATGGTGAGTGGATACCAAGAGCCATATTAAATGCTGTTTGTGCTCCTTTGGCTACTGTTTTTAATGCATCACTAATTCTGTATTTGTTGTCATCTACTCCTCGTTTAATTCCCAATACTAAGTTCTTTCCTGAATCATATCCATTTATTTGTGCAAATGCACCCACAGCTCCTTCTGCTAATGATTTATATGCAGTCTTTACATCTTCTTGTTCCGAATTTGTTTCATTAACTATGGCTTGAATCTTGGTTTTTGTTTCTTCTGGTAGTTTTAAAAGAACACTATCATATTTTTCCTTGCTGTCAGATGCCATTTTTCTCCATCTTTCAATGTATTCTGGTGATGTCATATCTACTTTTCCATTGATAGTATCTAGTATTAATCTTGTGTCTCCATCAATTTGAGAAATTTGTTCATTATAGATTTTTTCTGAACTTTCAGCAAGTTTTTTCCACGCTTCTATATTTTCTGGTGTTAAGCTTTCTACAGTAGTTGTTTGCTCTCTTAATTTGTTTGCCAAAGTTACTAATCCTGCATTTAACAAAATCTCTGTTTCAGCATTTATTTCTCCTTGAGTATCTAATATTTTTTGTTTTTTAAATTCAATTAGTTCAACTTCTTTACCTATTTGTTCTTTTACTGTTAATAATTGTCTTCCACTTTCTGTTTGATAAGAATTAGTTAAATTTTGTAATATTTTTTCAACCTCTTCTTCATTTTCGGTAATTGTTGCTGTCTTTAAATTCTCATAATCAGTTATTGCTTGGCAATCTTTTGTCCAATTTTGTGTACTCTCATGTACTTGCTTTTGTGCATCTGTATATGTTTTTCTTGCATTAGTTAAATTTTGTGTCCATATATTTGAGTAACTCATTAATGCTTTTTGATATTCATATGTATTATTAGTATAATCATCCATAGTTAATCCATACTTTTCTAATACATTAGTAAATTCTTTTTGAGCTTGCGAACAATCCTTAATTGCTTTTTCTTTCTGTTGGTAATGTATTGCTTCGGTTTCCATTGCTTCTGCATAATTTTTTTCATTTGCATTTAATATAATTTCTGCTTTTTTAGCCTTTATTGTCCCATATATACTGTCCGTAATTTCTTTTATACTTTTAACTAGAACACCATTTTGAGTTATTCTCCCTTTTGTAAGTTCATATTCTGTTCCAAATGCTTTATTAAGTTCACTTAGGATAAATTTAACTCTATCTTCATACCCAGCTTTAACAATTCCATTTGCATTTGTTAATTCTTCCAACTCTCCTGTTAATTTTTGTAGGTACTCCAATTCTGCTACTCCACTATTAATACTGTTTTGCAATGCTTCTGTTCTATTTTTTATAGATTTAGTGCTTTCTTCAATCGCTTTTCCATTTTCCTTTATACTGTCTCTTAACTCTTTTGATGTATTATTATATCCTTGTAAAGAAAGCGCTGCTGAAGTAACAAATCCACAAAATCCACCTAATATTGTTCCTACTGGACCAAATACCGAACCTAATAATGCCCCACTAGCTGTTGCTCCTGCTATACTTCCAGTTAATTTTAATATAGCTTCGGCTGTTCCTATGCTACCGTTAGACAAATCTTCCATAGATTTATATGCCAATGCCGAACTACCAACTAATCCTGCTAATCCTCCAACTAATTTTACACTGGTAGGAATTAATGCACTCATTTCTTTCCCTGTTTTAGATAATGCTGTTGTTACTCCCTCTCCTGCTTTTCTATATGAATTAAAATGTGTTATTCCCGTTTTAACAAAAGATGTAAGTCCTTTAATTCCTTTTTTTAATACATTTAACCCAGCTCCAAAATTACTTGTACTCATATCAAGGTTTTTTAACAATTTCCACAAATTACTTAGCTTTCCAATTAGTGAAATAACTTTTTTTGTAATATATAATCCAACAATTGCTTTTATTACTGTTAAAATTAATTTTAGATTTGTCCATCCCTCTCTTAGCTTAAAGCTAACTTCTCCTGTTACAGGGTCAATCACTTTAATAAATCCAAGCCAATCCATTATCTTATCTCTAATCTCTTGCGCTTTTCCAGAAATACTACCCATTTTGTTATCCCATTCTTTTAAAGATTGCAATAATTTATTATCTACTCCTGTTGCAACTCCACCAGAGCCACCAGATTTATTACTAGGTAGTGTAATGTTATTAATTTCATCAAATCCCATTAATTGATTTCTTAATTCTTTAGCTTTTTTTCCAGCAGTTCCTAAACCAGATGATAGGTCATCTACTCCTAATGAATCACTTAAAGTTGCGTTAGAACTTCCCATATCATATCCGAATAACACTGCAAATGATTTTAATATTTCTTTTACAACCATTATAATTGCGTTAGCATATACTAGAATATTTCCGAATGTATTAATAATAAAAGCTCCTGCTACTTGTTTTAATTCGTATAATTGATTTTGGAACACTTTAATTTGATTTGCTGGTTGTTCAAATGTTCTTGCAAAATCTCCTTGAGCTTGTTTTGCCTGTTCTACTATTGCAATATATCTTGCTACCTCTTTTTCTGCATAAGATAATTGTTGTACATTTCTATTAGTTATTCCTGCATTACGAATTACTTTGGTTAACGCATTTTCTGATACGTCAATACCAATTGCACGCAATGATTCTACTTGTCCTGCAATACCAGATTTAATTTTATTCATAGATTCTGAAATATCTAAGTTGTATAGTGATGCTATATCATATCCTGCCTTTGTTAAGTTTTCTGACATGAAATATGATGCATCTTTATTAATTCCTTGCGATTTGAACATAGAATTATACATAGCTTGATACTTCATTAATTCTGATTTATTTGTTGCTAGTTTCTCATTCATTTCATTTTGAAACTTTATTGCTTTGATATAATATTGACTTGATGCTACATCTAAGTTTCCATACTCATCAACAACTTTTCCCATAGAAACTTCAAATAGATTGTTTGTTTCTATCATGTCAACATTTGCTTCAGCAATACTACTGCTAATATTCCATATTTTTCGAACACCCGCATAAAGAGCTCCTAAATTTAAAGCTCTTTTGAATGAAGCAATTGTTGTTGTTGATTCTTTTATGTTTTGTTTTAACTTGTTTGTACCTGTTGCGTTTATACTTTTGTCTAAAGCAGATGTTAAAGTATTTAAAGAACCAATTAAATTCTGAATAGCACTTTGTGCATCACTTACTTGTACTTCTACTTTATTTTCTAGTTTGCCAACTTCATAATCAGCCCTTTGTTTTCACCTACTCTTTTTTATTTAACATATTTTTTATTTGTCTATTTCGTTCTCTTATTTGTGCTTCTACCTCTAGTTGTCTTTCTCGTTCTATCTCTTCTCTTGTTTTTGGTTTTGCATTAAAGTCGATTGGCTCTTCTATGTAGTTTTTAGCTGGTTGTCCTTCTCTTCTTCCAAATCCATTATACAAGCATGCACTTATTGCATCAAAAATATATAGTCCATTTAACCATGCATTATAATTGCTTAGCTCTCTGTTTGTTTTTACTTTGTCCATATACATTTTTCGGTATGCCCAAAGTAACTCTGGCTCTTCATTCCAAAATTCTCTTGCAGACATACCGAATGTTAATGCTTGTGGTAGTAGAAAGTCATAAAAGAACTCTTTTAAACTTTTAAATTGTTTTGGTTCTTCCCCTTCGAGATTTTCTAAATTTCCACTATCTTGGCTTTCTTCTTTCCCTCTGGGGATTTTACAAAAGCCATATATTGTTCAGTTAGGAATTGGATTATCTCATCAATTTCTCCACCCTCATCTATGTATTGTTGCATTATTTCCATAGCTTCATCTTCTTTAATTTCTGGATGTTTTGCTAATAAACCTGTATAGAAAAGTTTTGTACTTAATGTTAAAATTTTTCCTCCATCATTTATTATATCTAATCCACTTCTTTCAGCTACTAATGCATCTTTTCTTGTAGGATACCCTAAAGTATATTCTTTTTCTCCTACGTCAATTTTAATTAATTTACTCCTAATTCATTCCTCCATTATTTTTGCTTATATTTTTATTCTTAGACTGATGGTGTTAACAAAGTTGTTACTTCTGCTGCAGTCTTATCATCAATTTCTGTTGCTACAATGTGTAATGTAGCTTCTTGTGCTGAACCTGCACTAAATTCATTTTTCCATGTTTGTGCTGTTCCCTTACAATATGTACCTGTTCCATCACTAAATACAGTTAAGAACTCATGTACTTTACCATCACAAATTGATTTTACTTTTTCGAATTTTTCAGCAGTTCTATTATATGTATAATCTTGTGCTGGTGTATCTTTTCTATCATCGATATATTGTTTTACTGGACTATCTAATTCTGTAACCTCGATTGTTCCACCTTCTGCACCACTCGCTGGTACAGACTTAATACTAATTAACTTTTCGTATTTTGTTTCACCTTTCACATATAATAATGTTCCTTGGTCATTAATTGCTACTGGTGTATTTGTTACTTCTCCTGCCCTATTAAATTACCTCCTATATATTTTTTTATTTTCATCTATTTTTGCTTCGAACTTCATATGCCACCTATGTACATCTGTATCTACATTTGGTATCTGATGGTCTTCTTTAACATTCATTCCATAATGTTCGAAAAATACATCATAAACTAATTGACTTAGTTCATTTGTTATTGTTTGTTTTGCAATAATCTCGCCATTGTCTTCTTGTATTTTATTCATTGCATAAATTTCGACTTCATATCCTATATAAAACCTTTGGTCAGTACTATCTAAGTTCTCATCATACAAATCATTTCTAATACTACTTATTATAATTAATGGAAATATCTTATCCTGTGGTGTGTCTGGCAAAATGGTAGGAGAATATTGAGACTTTTCTATAATGTATTTTTCTGCATATTTACGCATCTCTTCACTTACATTTGGTCTTCCCCTATATCCCATCTCCTATTTTTGACTTGCTTTTTTAAATTCATCTTTTGCTATTTCTTCGAATTTTTCTTCCATTCTTTTACTAGCATTATAAAATTTCTTCTGCGCTGCAATACCTTTTGTCCATCTAAAAGTTCCATCAGCTTTTGGATAAATCCATCCTTTTTCACCATGTTTATTCACATCATATTCCCATCCCGATTGTGCCAAATATTCTGATACATGTGGACTACTAGAACCAACTATACCTGTTCCGAACTCTTTATAAGTATCTTCTTCTTTCGTTGTTCTAATTCCACCCTGAATAACTCCACCTAAGTTTTTAACTGGTATTGTTTCAGTAGATTGGTAATTATCTTCTAGTCCAACTTCCGATACTCTTTCGACAATATTCTCTGCCACTTTTGGCATTTCTTTAGAATATTTCAGTAAAAAGTCCTTATACTCTTTTATACTAGATAAGGATAGGTTCATTTTAAAACTTGCATTTATATTCATGTCTGCCCTAATTATCACCTATTTAGCTGTTAGTCTTTGGAAATATAGAACTATGCACTTATTTTGGTTTCTTGGTGGATAAAGTCTGTAATTTGCTTTTGCGCCATTAACCTTTTCATCTTCTGGCGTTACACCATCGAGATATGCAACATCAAATTCCTTAAACTCTCCAAAATATTTTTTATATTCAATTACAGCTTTTTGAATTTGCTCTGCATTTTCTCCAAACTCTTGCATGTCTGGATATGAACTAACTGGTTGTACGTTCATTTCGTATTGAATTGGTTTATCATATACAGGAATTAAGTTTCCATGTGAGTCTCTTTTAGATTCTAACTTTTTTGCAATCCAGATTTTTTTATTCCATTTCTTTTTCCTATTTTGGAACACCTGCCTTTGGCGGTGGAAGTTCGTTTAATAGGTCTTGAGAAATTCCAGATTTATCATAAGTTTCTGACAATCCATTTTCAGAATATGAAATCACTTTTTCATCACCCATGTTGTTATACATTTCAATTGCACATTTTGTTTGCCAGTTCTTAGCTCTATCGTTTGGTAGTTCTTCGATTTCTGGATTATATGGATAGACTAACTCTAAATACTTGTATTTAGCATCTTCCAATTTCATTTTAAAAATGTCATCTCTACTATCGTCAGATTTATTCTCTAATATTTCAAGTCGCATTCTTTTCAATTGTTCTTCTTCTGAAATTGCCCTAGTTAGTCCTCCATATCATTTATTTTTTTCTTACTTCCTTTATTTCAACTGCAACATCTGCTTCTACAAGAATCTTGCCTCTCTCGGCAGATACAGTTAATTCTGTATCTGCTTTGATTAGCTCGTTATTTTTGGTTGAATCGAAATAATCTTTAATTATTTTTACTTTCATCAACATCACCGCCTATTAAACTGTTGGTGTTGCAGTAACATTAACAACTTTTCTTCCAATTGGTTTTTCAAATGTAGTTGCTAAACCAGTAATTTTTCCATGGAATGCTTCATTTCCATAATCTAAACCAATTTGTCCAAATAATTGGTATTTTTCTCCTGCACCAGTTTTTGCAAGTGGTTCTAAGAAGAAGTTTCCTTTTCCAGGAACTGGTTGTTCTACTGGACTAATTGCATCAAAATTAAATAAGTATGCAGTTCCTTCTGGAATAAATTGTCCGATTGCCATTTCTACTTCACCTACTGGTAAAATTAATTTTCTTACTTGGATTCCAAATTCGTTTCTATATGCATCTCCCATACTCATTCCATATTCAACAGCACTACCATTGATTTGGTTTAAGTTTACTGGATTTACCCATAATGTTAATTTAGAAATATCTCCATTTGAATCGTAAATTTTTTGCATTAAATCATTTACTAACCAAATGTCTAATGGTTTGCTATCTGCTGTAACAATATTTGTTACAATAGCTTCATCCATACCTCTTGTTTTGTTTACTTCGCTATCTTTTGTAGCTTTATTATATTTTCCTTGAATAAATGTTTTTTCAATTGCTCTTGATAGTTTTTTCATTTTATTTGCAACTTGGAAATCTAATTCATTCATTGGATTTGCTTCTTGTCCTGCAATATTAACACCACTTAATGTTTTCATGTTGCTTTGTTTTGCATAAGAAATTGCAACTGCATCCATGAAAATTTGTGTTACATTAGATGTTTGTCCTCTTGTAATGTAACTTGCATCTGGTGCTGTTAAAGAAGCTGTTTCAGAAATGCTTGGTATATCTCCATCTTCACTTGCATATTCTTGTCCTAATACAAATTCTACTGAACCTGTATATTTTGATTTTCCACCAATCATACTTAAGAATGGTGTTCTTGTGTTACCTTTGTTAAATAACATTCCAGAGTAGTTTAATACTCCAAAGCTTTGTACTGTTCCGTTTGTTTCAGCCCTATTTTATCTCTCCTCTATTATTTATTTTTTGTTTCTAATTCTTGAATTACTCTTGTATAATATGACATCTTTGTAAAATCATTATTTTTTACAGCATCATCATATAATTTTTTGTACTTATCTACATCACTTGTAGGTGTGTCACTTTCTCCACCTTGTGGTGTTTTTGTTCCATTAACTATTGAATCTGTTATTGTTTTTTCAATATCTTGTTTTTGTTTTAACATAGTACTACATATCATTTCGGCTAATCCTTTTGTTTTTTCTGTATCTTCGGTAACTATATTTTCCAATATTCCTTTATAGTCTTCTTCCTTAAAACCAGCTTTCGCAAAAGTATTTTCTGCACACATTTTACTAATTGTTAAATTTGCTTTTTGATATTGTTCTTGAATTTGTCTTGCTTGTTCTGCTTGTTTTTCCTCATCTGTCATTTTGCTTTGTTTAAATGTTTCATATTCTGTTTTTAGCGCATTGTAAGCATCAAGTTGTGTTTTTGTATTTGCTTTTTCTGCATTATATTTTGCAGTTGGTACAAACCCTTTTCCAACCATTGCTTTGATTGCTTCGGCTTTTCCTGTTTCATCCAATTCACCGTTAGTTAGAATTTGATTTAATTCTTCTTCGTTCCTAATTTCACTCCTTCTCACACTTCCGTTTTTACCGAGCCGTTCTCGTAATTTGTGTGTCTAGTTATTTTCCCCACTAGCTGGATTATTTTTATTTATACTTTGGTTGACTTTCTTCTGATTTTGCGTATCGCCCAATAAATCTTCTTCAATATTATTGTTAGATACCTCTGTACTCTTCCAAAAATCATCTCCATAGTATGCTTTAGCTTTTGCATATACATCATTTGGGTCTGAAAATAAACCACAAATTGTAAATGCTACTTCTGGTGGCACTTGGGCTGTTTGCATATTCATTAACCCCTGTGTTTTCACCAATAAGTTATCTGATTTATTTCTTGTAAACTTAATATCAATATCACTAATTTTCAAATCTGTTAATCTTTTTTTGTATTTACAGATATTAAGTATTAATTTTAAAAACTGTCTTTCCGATTTTTTAAATGAAAGTTCATCTTGTTTTGCTCTCTCATCTGCCATGGTCCACCCTTCTCCAAGTAGTCTTGCTTGTCCAGTGTCTCCACCAGATGGCTTATCGTTTAATCTTGGAACTCCACAGATAGTTAAGATATTATTGTAAATATCATCTGTTACTATCTTGGTTTCGCTATGTAATAATTGTGATGTAAGTAATTTTACATCTGCAGGTAATTGTGGATTGCTACTTGTGACTTCAACAGCCCCCATTGCCACTAAATCTTTAAACCTTTGTTCATCAATTTCTTGGTTAATAAAAACTAATAAACTTTGTACAAATTGGTCTATACCATCAAGGTCATCTGATTTTATTCTATTAAGAGCATTTAAACCTGTCATAACTAACTCTATCAACCCAATTCTTGATGAGTTTAATGGATATTCTACTATTCTATGTCCTTTTATTATTAATGGATATTTCTTTACCGTTTTTTTTCGCCATCTTATAGGCATTTCTTGTTCTTGTATAGTATATTCTCCATCTTTTTCTTTAACTTCCATTATAAAGTCTTCTGTATATATAGTTATAATTCTGTACTTGATAAGCTCCAAACCTTTATCTTCTGTTTGTACTGTATCACTAAAATAACTATAATGCCCACTAAATAACTGCTTTCCTTGTATATCACTACTGTAAACCACAAATGTACGTCTTGGGTCTGGAACTGATATCTCAAATGGTGCTTCATCTTCTTCATCTTTTTTATCAACTTCTGCCCATCGATATGCCGTTCCTGCAATATATTGCCATTCAGCTAATTCCTTGTCTTTACTAGACTTATCTTCACTCTCCATAAAGCGATTTAAGTCTGAAATTTCTGGATTTATTGTTGTATTATCTTTTTCTCCCTTTTGTACGTATTGTACTGGTTCTCCATAAACATAAGCCTTTTTAAACTCAACGATTTCAAATGCATGATTTTCTAATACTTTATTATTAATCTCTGGTCGAACATTCTTATACTTATTAAGAATTGGCTGTTCTCCCTTGTAATAATTGTATAAGTATTCTATTTCGTGAGCATTTTCCTCATGTTTTTTAATGATTTCAGGCAAAACATCCAAAATCTTATCAGGAGTTAAATCGTCTTTTTTTAAAGACAATTTTAGTACTCTTCTACCAAAAAATACTCTTTCTGTTTCCTTAACTGGAATTACATCAATAGGTGTATTGCTTGGTATTTCAGCAGTTATTAAGTTTTCTTCTTTTACTTCTTGTTTAGTTTGTTCTGTCCTATTATTCCTCCATTATTTAGAAGAACAACAAAAATGGCATAGAACCATATTGTTGCTCATTCTTAAGCTATTTAATGGAGTGAATTAGCTTTAGATACCGTAATCCCTCCACTACTTTTATATGTACCTATTCACCCACTACTATTAAAAATAGTTCTCTACTGCATCTATTATATCATAGATTTTTTCTTCTTCTGGGTTATGTATACCAAATATTGGATTTTTTGGAATTTCTGGGTCTTCATATTCATATTGGCTACACTTTCCAACATATATTATCCATTCTCCCCAGTCGTCTTGCATCTTTTTGATTCTTTCCATATAATCTTGCTTTTTATTTCCGTATCTATATTTAAAGCATTCATCCCAATGCTTGCATTTCCAACATATATTTTTCCTATTGTACTCCTTATATACCTAATCTATATCTATTAATTGGTTTTGGTTTACTTGGTCTTCCTCTTTCTAAGATGATTTCAGTTACAAACAATGCTAAACTATCTGGTGCATCATCATGTTTATTAGGATAATCGAAAGAATATTTTGTTAAATTTCCCATAAATCTGCCATAATCTGTGTTTGGTTTATATATCTTTTTATCCTTAAAAACCAATAACTTTCTAATTAGTCCTTGTTGGTCTTTGATTCTTAATTCTTTTTTTACTGTATTATATTTTTCTGTTATTATACAAGTAAAAACTCCCTTTTGTTTAAGTCTATCTTCTAGCAATGTTTTTAAGGAAGTATCTGTATTATTCTCGACCACAAGCCAAGTAATATTGTGTTCCTCTATCTTTGCTATAATCTCATCATATAAATCTGTCATAGCCTTAGCTTTAAAAATACAATCTACTAAATAATATTGTATTCCATCCGTTTTAAATATTGGCATTGATACATTATCTTTTCCTTTTCTCGTTGTATCAAGAACTGCAAAGCAATAATCTCTACATGCTTGCTCTCCATTTTCTAAAACTGGTAATCTTTCATAATGATTTAGTAGCTCATCAGCAAAATTTAGTCCCGTTGGAGCAATTGGGGCTTGTTGATATACGCAGCTAAATAAAAACTCATCTGTCGTATCTCTGACATTTCTTGCTTCCTGCGTACTCATTACTGGTAAACAAGTACATTTGTCATTTTCATCAATAAGTGGAACTCTTATAAAAACAGCCGAACCATCAACAGCTTCTAATACCCATTTCCCAAATCCTTTTATTTTACTAGGTTTCATCTCTACATTTGCCTGTATGTCTTCTGATACTCTATTTAAAATGTCTTCAGGAGACCACATTGTTCCAGCAAAGATATACTTTGTTGACCTGCCAGTCTTTCTATTGTACCATTCTGTTTTCCATCTATTGTACAATTTTGCATGTGTTGCACTATCGGTAGCTTCATCTGCACCCTTAGTCATATCATCAAAAATAATAGCTTTATTAGCTCTAACACCAGTTACCGAACCTTCTCTTGTTCTCGAAATATGTGATGTTTGTGACCCACTATCTTTTAAAATCCAGTCTGATTCTTTTTCTTTTTCAAATGGTTTATTTCCAAAAAGTTTAAATCTAGGAAATATATCTCCAAATCTAGGATTTCTTATTAAATTTTGTACTGCTCTACTAGCTGTTAATACTAATTCTTCTGAATATGAAAGTCTTAATACACTATTTGATATTCTTAGCCCAAATAGCCATGCTGAATAATTATTTAACGTATAAGTTTTTCCATAAGATGGTGGATATGATGCCATTACATACATTAACTTTGGGTCAAATGCACTTTTATTTAAGTAAAATACCAACGGTCTTAATACGTTTCTTCGGTTTCCCAACACTTTATCTTGTGGAGATAAATCAAGTTCCATATAATCAATAAAATGCTCCAGTGACCTTCTTCCTGCTAATGCATAGGCTTTTTGCCATAATTCGTAATATTTAGGCATATATTCTTCTTCGCTTTTTTCAAATGCCATATATAAATACGGGATTAAGACATTAATTGCATATCTACATGCTTCAAATTCATTTTCTTCTCTTTCATCTTCATTTTTGGGATTATCAAAGTAGAAAATTAATAATTCATATAGGTTTTGACACATTTGTAACCTTGAATATTCATCTACAAATTGATTCTTTTTTAAGGTTTTAACTAATTCATCTATGGTTTCTTTGCATTTTTCCCTATTTGTTTACTTCCTTTTCTTTTATCCAATCACGGATTCCACTCAATTTATACATTACGCCATCAACTGAAAATCTAATTCCGACTATTTTTCGTCTCTCACCTTTATATATTACTGTTTGTCCAAAAATATACTTCATTTTATACATTTGCTTTAATCCTCCTTATAGCTTCCCATTGACCTTTTGATGGATTTCCTACCATTCTTACTAATGTAAATTCTGGCAGTTCTAAGGCTATTTCTATTCTTCTAGCCCATGTATATCCCATCCTTATGTTTATTGCATTATTTAATTTCTGTTTTACTAACGTTCTATCATCTGCAATTTTAAGTTCTTTCATCTTGTTTAATAAGTCTATTTGTTTCATATTTCTCTTTTTCAACAAAATTCTTACATATGATTCTGCCGTTATCATAACTAATCCCCTCATTCCTTATAAACTCTATGTAATGATATAGGTGGTTCTGCTTCTTCCACCAGTCCTCTAAGTTTCTTTCTGTGAGGTTGAGATATTAACCACTTAATGTGAAAGCCTCTGTGCAACTTATTTTTTATATATCACTACATACAATTTATATTTGGCGACAGACTTAGTACTCGAAACTAATGCCCCAAAAGGCACACACTTCTTAGCAGGAAGGTTCCAGACCTTCTGGATTAGTCTGCCATATAAAGAAATACATCATCACAGCTTTGTATTTCCCCACATTTTGTGAAATCTGTTGGAGTGCTTAAAGAGATTTGAACCCTTACTTTCGGTTTGGAAGACCGATATGCTAACCATTAAACACCATAAGCACATATACGAGAATATTGCCATTAAAAACAGCAATATTCTACAAAAGAAAAATAAAGGTGGTGATACTATATGGATAATATCATTGTGCATTGCTGCACTGGTCTGGACAGATGGATTTGAACCACCACCGAAGCTTCCCAAAAGCCTTGTGCTACTATTAAACACTATATCCAGATATAGAATTGAGGAATATTATGCTATTCCTCAGTGTTGAAAGATAATTATCTATTCAACTCATTCTACTGGTTGCAGGCGCCCGATTCGAACGGTGTCATCAGCTTAGGAGGCTGATATGCTGCCATTGCACCACCCCTGCTATAAAATTTATTAAATACATTGCTAGGGTTTCCTCTTACACGAATACTATCTTCTTAATTATTCAACCAGTAGGAAGACAAGTCTGAACTATAAGGAGCTACCTTATAGCTTCTTGCCCAATCTACGCCTACATAGGATTGTCTACCTATAAATTTCACCCATCATTCAGATAATTATTTGTATAAAGATTTTCCAATTCATCTTTCATGTTTTCTAATTGATATTATCTCGTTTGAGCTACTTTAACCTAGTTATGTCTTATAGTTTCTTTTCAAAAACTTCACAAGAAATAGTCTTATTTAGCACTACCTACATTGCTTCATATGTGCTAGATATGAGATATAGGCTTATTCCCAACAAGGGCGTCTATTGTGACTACGACAACTCTAGTGTTTTACTAAGCGATAGTTTCTGCACATTATCCAGTATTGAGTTTTACCTCTTCTAAATATACATTACTGTACACTTAAAGCAACCTTATAAACGTATCCGTTTATCTGACTACTTATCGAATAATTCCAAGCCACATGATATTGTGGTTTAGCACTTGGGTAGCAATATATTTAATTGGTGGTATGTAATTGAATTGAACAACTATCACTCGCTTATAAGGCAAGCGCTCTACCATTGAGCTAACATACCATATCAGAACCTTAACCTTATCTAGAATAGTTAAGGCGTACAATAACAAATGATACCTGTAACGAAAGTTATTGCATTTAATCTTTTCGCTTTTTATATTCTACTGAATAAAGGATTAACTGTCCTCTCCAATACAATATTTAGGTTTTATGGAGCTTTCTGTAAGATTTGAACTTACTTTTAAGGTTTACAAGACCCTCGTTTTACCAGTTAAACTAAGAAAACATTCTTGTGTAGATATGGATTTGCACCATATAACCTGGAACTAGCGCCCGTTTTTTTATATCCGATTTTTGTTATAATCAGGGGCTTAGTTAATGAATATCTCAATCCTTCTAAACGGCTAAGGGCTTTATTATAACTGCTAGTTGAATCTTTACCTATTCCGCCACTACACATTTATTTTTACAATCCTTTAACTATATTGGGTCGACACTATGTCCTTATAGCTCACAAACCCATAATTAGTAATCGTTAAAATCAATTATTTGCATAAAATACCTGTTTACCATATTCTACTGCTACTTCATGCTCTATTTTGCAACCTCTCGCTTTTTCCCAATCTCTCATAAAATATACTGCGTCTACTTTTCCAATATATCTTATAGATTGTGATAGCATATATATTGCAACATCTTCGTCTGCTGGTGCATTTTCAAACACTGTATCTACAACTTCATGCCCTTCTTCTACTAATCTTTTTACTATCTCTTTTCTTTCTTCTCTTATCTGTTCATTTGTTTTACCTCTCATTGGTTGACTTATCATTACTTTCATTTGTTATTCCTCCCTTGTAATTCCCTTTATAGCCCACATTTGAGCTTCTTCTAATTTTGTATATGCTAGTGATACTTCACGGTTCTTTTTACAATTTACATCTAGCACATCGTACATATTTGAAAAGGAATTTCTTATCAATTCTATTTTGTCTTCTTGCTCTTTACTTACTTTTATAAATTTAGCTTTATCGTTCATTATAATTACATCTCCCATCATACCATGCTCCACATTCTTCTTTTTTACATTCTGCATTTGTATACATTTCATGCACTATAGAGCCATTTTCTGATTCTTGGTCGTTATAAGCTATTTTTGTTATTCTTGTACATGTTTTTCTTACATAAGGACAAAACATATTACTTCTCCTCTACTTGCTTTTTAATCATTTCTAATATTTCGTCTTTTTCTAGTATTTCATCTACTTTGTCTGCAAATCTTTTTTCCCAATATGCTGGCTCTTTAGAGTTTCTTTTAATTTTAATTATTTGAAAGAAAACATATAGTCCCCAAATAATCCAATAAAATACTGACATGTTTAACACTTGTCCTATCACGAACAACATTATTGATAACCAAATCATTTTTAATCATCCTTTTTTACTATTACTTTTAAAGTTCCTTTTAGCATAGCCATAATTATTGCTATTGCCAATCCATGCCAAAAAGTCCATACAAAATTGATACCAAATACCCATATTACAAACAAACCTATTCCCCATAACAATAAACCTGATAATCCAAGACACATTGCTACTGTAAGAAACATAATAATTATTGCTATAATCCAAGCCAATATAGTTGCTAACACTTCCATTTTTACTTCACCTCCTTAACTAATTCAACATATTTTTTGCAAATAAAACAAGTAATTCAACACCATAAAAACATACCAGCCAACTAAATAATAATTTTCTAACTTATAATGTTTAATCAATTTATTGACCATATAACTTGTCCATCCTCCAACAAACATAAACAAAACTATTCTTGCTATTAATTCCATAACTACTCCTTTATTTTAACTTCATATTCAAGTTGTCTAGCTTCTTGCATAAAATTATTAATTACCCATTGAGGAAGCACTGGCAATAATTCTTCTTGGAATATAATGAATGTAGTCAATGACACATATTTGCTTTTCAAGGCATATAATGGATTTACTGCATACCATTTTGTATCGTTTATTAACACTTCTTTAATAATTCGAGAATCTTTCATTTTCTTTAAGAACTTTCGTGTTTGTCTGTCTGTACAATCAAACATTTCCGACATCTTTTCTACTGTTAACGGTCTTAATCTGTCGCTTCTATAGCCTAAAAGTTGATTTTCTCCAACAATATACTTAATTATCTTGTAGAATTTCCCACAATCAACCAATGTACATTCATCTGGTAATCCTTTGTCAAAAAACAACTTAATATACTCGCTGTTATATTTCATAATATAACCCTTTTGAGAGAACAGATTATCAACATATTTTGTCTTTTGATTAAATTCTCCTGTATTACGATTTATTGTTGTTATTTTCTGTATTGATTTTATATCTGACCTATTTTTCCTCCTGTAAAAATGGAATTTTAAGTTCCTTTTTTTATCAAAAATGGAATTTTAAGTTCCACAATTATAAATCGATATAGCCTTACTCCTTCAATAGATATATACATTTTTTATTCTATTTTTCTGGTAAAAGTCTTTATATAATAATAGGGACTTTTCAAGGAGCATCAAAAAAGAGCAACGTCATAGAAACGATTTTACTCGTCTACAAACATTGCTCCTTATTAAGCTATTTAATTGTCAAATTTGGTTGACTTCCCTTTCAACTGTGATTAGTTTATCATATCTTTTAGCACTTGTCAAGCGAGAGTGCTAATTTTTTTAAAAAAAATTTTTCATAATGTCCATAAAGGTTGTTATATCAATAAAATCGCTTTTTATTTTTTTCGGAATATTTGGAGAGGTAACAGCCACCCCCTATCGCTTCCATATTATAGGGGTAGGGTACACATGCAACTACATAGGTTTGACACGTTTTACACAGAATACAGTTATATCAATACTTATATAGATTATCAATATAAAAAGTATGCAATAAAGTATGCAGTAGAATATTTTTTACAATAAAGACGGAGAAATTCATAGGTTACATATCTTTGTAATCTTCTAACATATTTTTATATTTTCTAATACTTATCTTTGTATCTTTTAGCATATCATTGTATTTTACTTTACTTATCCTTGTATCAATATCTTTATCATTCTACTTGTATTAGTATATTGTTATATCAATCACTATGTATGCTTGCCTATATTGTTCTTCTTGCTAATAGCTCTATACTATATCATATCTACTATGCTGCAGGATGCATACTACGAATTATCCATATTTCATAAAATATTTTCATATTTTTTTAATTTTTTTATTCTTGTTGTTTTTCTCAAACTTAGTGTTTCTATATCATAATAAGCCTTGTAATGTACTTATTTAAGCATTTATACGATTTCATAGTAAATTATTCTTTAATGCTAAAAAAGGAAATAAAACGCCTTAAAAGGGAAATAAATACAAGTTTTTATTCTTTATATCCCTTGTGGCTCTAAGGTTTTACGGTTTGCTGATTTTGACATATCCTAGAAACGCTAGTATAATAAGTACATAAGATAAATAAAAAATACTTGCATATGGTTGTCGTCGGCAAACTTCACACCATACACAAGTCACACACAACACCTTGAAAGGCATCGCATAATTATTTTACAACAATATATCCCACTTTTCAAGAGTTTGTGAAAAATTTTTGAAAGGTGGGTTTTATTATGGCAAAAACAACATTGAATGATATTTATTACACAGCATGCAACAATTACACACTGGCGCTCATTACGGGAAATAATTGCTTCTTTGAACAAGCAAAAGCAGTGTTTGACATTTACAAGCAAAATGGTGGAAAAAAAGAAAATTTAAAAATTATCTAAATATTCTGTCTAGTTTTTAATTTTGACAAGTAAGGTAAAAAATATACACACGATATTTCGAATATTATATTTGGATTTACTAAAGAAAAGGAGGTTTTAAAATGGCAATTTATATCAAAACAAAAAAACATATTTTCTTCTGGAATTACAAAAAAATGATAAAAAATATCGCTATAGTTGGCGCTATAACGACATTCGTAAGTTTATACTTACATTGGTTTATACAATACCAAGCTTATTTGCAAAGCTTAATGAATTAATACAATAGTAAAACAAAAAACCTTACTTGTCAATACCATAAAATAAAATTTATAGGAGGTGTTTAATTATGCTTAGAAAAATAAAAATTAATTGTTTAAGTGGAGCAACATTTAATATAGAGGAGGAATAACAATGCCTATCAATAAATTTATTGACAATTTAGTTAAAAAATACTGGGATATATCTTATGACGATTTTTTGGAAGAAATATCAGTCTATTGTAAAACAAACAAAATCAAAGACAAACGCAAACAAGACATGATTGCCTATTCTGTCTTTGACAAAATAAAAATACCAATTATTTATTGTTAAAGGAGTGATTAACAAGTGGGAGCATTTATAGAACAAGTACAATGCCAAACAAGAGAAATACGAAATATTAATACAGCAAGACAACAAAAAGAACTTGAAAAAGAACACAAAGAAAAACTTTTATCTACTTTGGAAGTAAAAATCGAAACAATATTTAGTACTAAGCATGATATAAAAGAAGCTTTATCAATTGTTTATGATATCAATCAAAGAGACGATATCATCTATAGTATAAGTCATAAAGAAAAGGATTTAAAATTACTTAATAATAACTATGATAAAATAGCAAAAAAAATACAAACAAGATATACAAACTATAACAAATATCATATTCAGCAAGAAGAACAACAGCAGCAAGAACAAATCAATAAGGACAATGAAGAACAACAGAAAAAAGAAGAACGCAAACGTTCTTGGATTGCTTTCTTTATGCTACTAGGATTGATTATCAAATATACTTTTTTAATAGCTGTTGGAATAATATATTTTATCTTTAAGGTAATTGAGGGAATGTCAAAATAAAAAGAAGCACAAAGCTTCTTTTTTTGTTAATCCCTATTTATTTACCTATTTTTTCCAATATATTTGTCAGTTTTCTAGCTCTTATTTTTGGTTTTAAGGCTTTTTTTATTTTTAGATAACATGTTATATGTTTCAATATTTAATTGCCTTATTTAAGCACCTTACAAGCATATGCATGACTAGTTATTTTAATGTATTTTGCTCCCTTTTTGAGCCTTTTTATCCTATTTTTCACATTCAAAAATAGCCGTTCCAAAATCTGCCGTTCCAAAATTTTTGATTATTTTTTATCCGTTCCAAATTTTTCCATTCCAATTTTAGCTTGCTTTTTGAAATTCTAAATCTTCTCTAAATTTTCTCTTCAACAAATCAAATTTAACCTTATTTAATACATCTAGCCCTTTTTGGTTTATTGTATCAGTTTCTGTTACATAATATTCCTTTATTGCATAAGTTCCTTCATCAATATTTATTGCTAATCTGGTAGCTTCATCTTCGGATAAAATACCTTTTTTGATTTCAATTAAATAATTTTTATCATCTGGAATCAAACATTCTTTATATGGTAATTCTAATATTGCATATTTTTTTATAAAGTCATTCATTCTTAGGATGTGATGAAGTTGCTTGGGGTCATACCCATATTTTTCTATTTTATCTGCTATTGTTGGGTATGGATGTTTTAATGCTTTCAATTTTTCTTTGCTCATCCCAGCCATACACCTAATTGCTTGATTGGTATTTATATGTGCTATCTCTTCTGCGTTATTAAATAGCATTTGAACTAAGTCTTTATACTTATCATTTACTATTTTAAACTCACTAAATAGTATTTCTATAAAATTAACATTTTGTCTTTTATATGTTTCAAACATTACTCTAACATCTTTTACATCGATATGTTCATTATTCTCTAATACTATAGTTTCACTTACTGGTTGTTTGTTATATACAAAGTCCTCAAATGATGGCAATACAACTGCTTTCGTATCCACATCCGACATATAATCATCATCATATACATCCAATCCATAATTTTGTGAGCCTTGCAATGCTAAAAATACTATTTCATAGCCTTTTGCTTGTAAATAATCATAATGTTCTTGAACTCTTTTCATTATTTTTTCTTCTCTATTCATCATTTCACCTTCTTATCAAACATTGAAATCTTTTCAATTGCTCCACAAACTGGACATTTTATAGATTCAAACCAAGCGTAGTCTATATCCTTAGCAGTGTATGCGAAAATACTTTCACATCTTTTACATTTATGTGTTTTTTCTGAATTAACTTCTTTTATTATTCTCATCTATCTCGCCTCACAATCTGCTTTATGTAATATCTTTAAATCTTGCCATACATCCTCGCCCAACATTTTTTTATACTTTGTTATTGTCTTATCTGATAAATCAAAATGTAATAACATATGCCATTGAATTAGGCTTAATATTTCTAATGCTTCATTAATACTATCTTTATTATCTCCAGTTGCAAGCATCTTCAAGACACTATAAAATAGACTATTATACGCACTAACTTTCTCATGTGAGTAGTAATGTGCTATTTCAGTTATTTCACCCTTGCAATTTTTGAATGTTTTTGTTTCTATCTTACCTATATCATGTAGTAATCCTGCTGTTCTTAATTTTAATCCTGTTACCTTGCAATCTTTGTCATGTAAAATAGAATATACCTTTTGACAATGTTCTAATATTGTTAATGTATGATATGGATTGTCTTGTGGCATATCTTCTAATATGTCAAAATCAAACACATAATCACTATTATACCTAACTTGTATATCGTCAAATCCTTCATAATATTGTGGTATGTAAAAATTATGATACATTTTTCTTATTACTTCTTCTGGTACTTTTCTATCTCTTTTTCTATTTCGTTCTAAACATTCTTCATATGGCGTTGCAACTAATATTGCAATCTTTTCAACATTATATTTATTAAATTTATTTAACCATTCTATACGCCTCTTATAATTAATATTAGTAGCATCAAATATTACATTTTTACCGTTCTAAAATATTTTGCTTTAATCTCTTTTCTACTTCTTCAAATACTTTTGCATTTTGACTTTGGTCATTTATATTTCCTAGTTCTTCTCTTATTTCATCAGAAGACACAATTACTGCATCCTCTGACTTTGATATTTCTTTTGCAATAGTACTTTTTCCTGATGCTGGGAGTCCGTATCATCATATATAATTTATTCATATTCTTCTCCTTTTAATCGACATTTGTAATTGTAATAGGTTGTATCATTTCTGGTATAAAATTAACTTCATAATGGTATTTGTCAACATATGCTCCACTTATATCTTCTACAACATATATTGTATATTCATTCAGGTATACAAAATGTTTTTTATAAACTCCTTTTTCAGTTTCACATACAATTTCTAATTCATTATTTATATTGTTTTGTAAGGAGAAATTCCCTATTAATTCAAATACTGGTTTATCTGTTCTAGCATTTATTACTGCTAATCTTCTTGTAATATTAAAGTTATCTGCTTGTTGTCCTATATTGTGTGAAACCCTGCTTACTTCTGTACATCCTGTCAACATAAAAATTCCAATTATCATTATTATAATTAAACTTATTATTTTTACTTTATTCATCTTATATCTCCTCCTTCGCTATAATTAATTTTTGCACATTGATAAGCGCCTATCGTTTCATATTCTTTATCTGAATTACACTGATATTTGCTATCCCATTCTCCTCTTTTATTTTTTCTTATTATTTTAAAACCTTTTGGTGTATATCCAACTACTCTTCCCAGAATCATATCTGAATAAGGGTTTCTTGCAAAAGCAACATAATCTCCTATTTTTACTTCATTTCCTATAAAATCTATTTTATTCATTCTTGTATTTCCTCCATATCTGGCACTTCTGCCGTGTCTTTTATTATTCCTTCTAATACTTTAAAATAAAATCCTTTTTTCTTGTATGCTTTAAAAGCTTTTTTATTGTCAATTCTTACTACTACACCCTCTGCAATATGTGTTTTTCCTATTGGGTCTGTTATGTCTAAAAACTTATCTACCTTTTTTAATAAATCTTCCTCCGTTTTATAAAAGAATTTATTTAACTCTGGAACATGTGCCACACCCATTTCCTCGCATCTCGTTTTCACTAATTCCCAAGGATACTCAACAACGTATCCGTCTTCATTTGTCATAGTCATACGATATACATATATATTGTTAAATCCTTTATCGCAGCCATATGAAAATCTTGTTTTATCTCCATACTTTTTAGTAAAGTCTTTATCTTGTACTTTTTTGTTATCCCCATCTGGCATAATTGGTGTTGTTTCATTTACATATCCAACAACCTCATAATATACTGTTTCTCCTTTTTGGAGCTTGTTCTTAAACCAGTTATGATACATTTCTCTGAATTTATCAGTTCCATAAAACCCTTTATCAAAATTTTCTAAAACAACTCTTCTAGTTCCAGAAACCACATCATACTTTGTCTTCAAATACTTATCTTTTAATTTAGTAATCCAATTTTTATTGTTTTGCTTTGGTAAATTTGCTGTTCTCTGTGATGTTCCATGCATTTTTAGTGTTATGTAGCACAAATCGCCTTTTTTAAATTCTCCTAAGTTATAGTCAAGTTGTTCTGTATCAACATGTTCTTTAAATAATGGGTATTCAACCTCTTTCTTCTTACCTTTCACTTTATCTGTGTTATTAGGATTTCTTTTGTTTGTTCTAGGAATATACTTTTCACAAATTAAAGTTCCATTTAAGGTTGTTATTCTATCTCCTACTTTTAAATTTTTTATGTTACAAAATGAATTTAAACTTGACATTGGTAAAAATAATCCATCAGACTTTTCTCCTCTTAGTTTTATTGCTTTAATGTTTCTTTTATCTGGGTCTAAATATCCACCAACATTGTTCCCTTCCTCATCCTTTTTTCTAACTAGATTATTTACATCTGCAAACTCTTTTCCAAGTTTTCCATCTGTAGGAAAATATATTCCTATATCTCCTTCTTTGTATGATAAATCTACCACTACTTGATTGCCAAAACATTCTGCCACTTGTAGTCTATCTGCATTACTGTGCTTTCTAACATTCTTTAATGTTGTTATATATGCTTCGTACATTTTTGTTCCTCCTTTTACAAACTTTCTTCTTTTACTGCATATAAATTCTCATCTTGTTTTAACTCTTCTATTACTCTTGGTATATATTTAAAATTCTTACTTCTTTGTATTGCTTGTGCAACAAATGCTGATGGGTTCTTCATTGGAATCCCGTTCAAAAGTCCCTGTATTAGTTGTCTTCTTACTTTATTGTTTCTTCTACCTTCTCTACTTTTCTTTTCCTCTATTACCAAATCTATAGCCTCTTGGTCTGTTAATTCATCTAAATTTTCTAATTTATGTAAGAAGTTTTGGTCTGCTTTATCGTATTTGCTTAATTCTGCATTTTCCTTTTGTACCATTTGAATTAATTGGTATCTATTTGCTCCTATGTTTCTTGCTACCTCTACAATATCTGAAAAATCTGGCATATTTAATTTATGCTCAACTCTGTCTGTAGAAGAATATACTACTACTGGCTTGTCCACTTTCTCTACAATTCTGTGTTTAGTACCTGCTAGTTTCTTCTGCATACTATTTGCATACCACTTCTTTTGAGCATCATTTCTTGCTTTTCTTATACAATCTGCTTTGCTGCAATATTCTTTTTTTCTTCCTCTTTTATTTTGTTCAAATTCACATCCACAATATTTACATTTCATCTTTCTTTTCCTCCATTTCTTTATAAGCTAATTCTATTGTTTTATTTATGTTTTTCCCTTGTTCCTCCATTTTGTTTATAAGTTCCATATACTCTTCTTTTGATGAAGGCAAATAATATCCATCATCAAATATGACTATGTATTGTTTCTTCAACTCAGCTAATTCTTTTTTAAATTGTTTTTCGTCTGTTATTTTAGCTTTATACATTAATTGTTGTTTTGTCTGCTTGTTCTCTTTTCCTATTTGCATTACATTGATTAAGCTCATTTGTGCTATTCCTCCTCATAAATACCATTAGAATTTGGCTTTAATTCTATTAAGCTTTTACCTTGATTAACTGCCTGAATTTGTTTCATAATTTCATTTGTATCTGTTTTAGTCTCATGTTGGATTACTACTGGCGCACTTGCTTCCACCATATGGTGTTGTGTCTTTCCTAAAAACATTGTTGTTATCTCTTTCAATTCTCCTTTTTGTGATAATCTAAACATAGTATCTGTAATATAGTCATCTATTTTTTGCATAATATCTCTGCGTTCTGCATCAGCAGATTGCATGTATGCATCATATGTAGCGCTACTTATTCCTGCAAAGGCACAGAAATTATTCTTGCTTGGAATATAAGTAGTATTTTCGTTAATTTTTAATACAAATTCTTGATAATAATTAAATAAAATCCATAGCTCTTCATTACTATATTTAGGAGAACCTCCAAGCATTGCTTTTCGCCTCAATAATGAATCTATCTCCATTACAGATAATGCCCCATCTTTATGTTTTATCTTGTATGTTAAGTCAAATAGTTTTTGCTCCATATGTTCTTTTAAATTGTTCTGATACTCTTCTTTAATCAAGCTTGCTTTTATTTCATTTATTGTGTTTTCTTTTTCTTGATGTATCAATTCCTTTTCTTGATAATTTTCTTTTCTTTTTTGAATTGCTTCCTTATTTCCTTTTTTCCTAGTGTGTTCCTCCTCTATTTTATTTTTAATTTAACCCCTCTAAAGGTATCTTGCTTTAATTCTTCATATTCTTCTTTTGTAATCTCAAGCTGTTCTGGATATGTTCCACTTAGTTGTATTATTGTATTAATTCTTTTTTCTAATTTCTTTTGAACGTTCATATACTACACCTCTGCTTTTCTTTCAAAGTATCGTTTTATGCAATCTCTATGTATTCCACTGTATGTACATGCTCTTTCACCTATTTTACAAGCAGGGCAACACATTTTTCTTATAGTTTTTACTTGATAATGTATCATAATATTGTCTATCATTTTTCCTATTATTTTATCTTTCTTCTCTATTTCTTCTTGTTGTTTTTGTATTAGATTTAAAATTATTCCTGCTTCAAAGTTATATATGTAATCTTTGTCTCCACTTACTTTTATAGTCTCTAACTTTTTTATCGTATCTTCTTCTGTCATAAGTTATTCCTCCAATCTATAACAGTTTTGCTCGTATTGTTCATGAGTTAGTATTGATTTACCTAATATTTCGTTAGCGTTAAATATTTTTTTACCTGAATTATTTACACATATTTCGTTTTTGTCTACATACATAACCATGCATTTTTCAACAATGTCTCCTGGTTCAATTAAATCAATTATATTTTTGCTATATTTAAAGTTGCAATTTTTTAACCACTGCAAATTATAAGCGCTCCTGTTGGTTACAACACATGTCCAATCCTCTTTATCTATTCTTTCAACTTTTTCAATTCTATTAGTTCTAATAAAATCTCCTACTTCTATTTCCATACTATCACTCCTTTATCTTTGAAATAAGATATACAATTGCTTTTGCAATATCATATTCAGAATAAGTCTCATAAGTTGGACTTTCATCATCTATAGCATTCCACAACTCTATTAGTTGTTTTTCTCCATAATTATTCTTTTTTATATCCGCTAATATACTTGGATATTCATAATCATCTTTTATCTCTTCCATTAATTATCACTCCTTTATTACTAATCC